ATTTCCGCAATACAAAGCTAGCCGTAAGAAAAACAGACAAGAGTCTACATTTGATTGGAATGAAGCATTTCGTTTACTTAATCTAGTAAGAGAAGAAATTGCAGAAAACTTTCCATATAAAGTTATTAGAGTTGATAAATGTGAAGCCGATGATGTTATTGGTACTATTGTTGCTAGTAAATCTACGATACAATTTAATGTGGAAAAAATTATGATTGTTTCTTCAGATAGAGATTTCTTACAATTACAAAGATTTCCTAATGTAAAGCAGTTCTCGCCTCTTCTTAAGAAAGAACTTAAAGAAAATAATGCTAGATATTATTTATTTAATCATATTATACGTGGTGATAAAGGTGATGGTGTACCAAACATTTTATCTAATGACGATACGTTTGTAGAAGGTTTCAGACAAACACCTATGTCTCAAAAGAAAGTAGATGGCATCATAGAAGATCTAGAGCAAGGTGAATTACTATATGCTGCTTCTTGGTATCGTAACTATCTAAGAAATGAAAGACTCATCGCTCTTAGTGAAACACCACAAGAGCTAAAAAATGAAATTATAAATACATATGAAAAACAAGATCCTTGGTCAAACAAAAGTAAAGTATTACCTTACTTAATTGCCAAGCGTTGTAATAATTTGATTGAAAGTGTACAGGAGTTTATTTAATGAAACAATATGTTTTTGAAGTCTTAGAAGAAATGGCTAAGCAAAGAAGTCGTGATGACAAAGTTCGTGTTTTAAAAGAAAACGATTCATGGGCTTTAAAAGATATAATAAGAGGATCGATGGATACTAAAATTGTATGGAATTTGCCTGAAGGTGAACCGCCATATACTGCCGCAGCAGCGCACAGTCATCCAACTAATTTAACAAAACGAAATGGAGATTTTAAATATTTTGTTAAAGGTGGAGTCGGCGACACATTGCCAAAATTTAAAAGAGAACAAATATTCATAGGAATACTTGAAGGCGTACATCCAGAAGATGCTAAGCTTGTTATTAATATGATCAACAAAAAGAAAATCCCTGGGATTTCTAGACCAGTTGTAGAAGAAGCTTTTCCAAAACTACTAACGGATTAGTAGAATTTTAAATCAATTCAAAAAACAACTGTGTACAAATTGCAAAAAACATGGTATAATTAATATATTATTTAAGAAGGTGAAAGCATGAATATTTTTGTATTACACAACGATCCAACAACAGCTGCAACTATGATGTGTGACAAGCACATACCTAAAATGATTATCGAAGCAGCACAAATGTTGTGTACATCTCATAGGTTACTTGACGGTACACCTGAAAAACGTAGGTCAAAGTCTGGTAAAACTATGCAACAGTATTATACATTTGGTGATGATCGTGATGATGTATACTATGCTGCAGTGCACAAGTATCATCCATGCACAGTGTGGACTATGGAAAGTCTGCAAAACTACAACTGGCATTATACACACTTTGTAGGCCTTGCCACCGAGTTTGAATTTTGTAGAAAGAAAAAACATGCAACTTTTGAAAAGCTTGGTGAAGTTCTTGTTAAACCCCCTATAAATATACCGGATGTTGGTCTTACAGAATTTGCACAAGCAATGTCTCAATACCCAGATTGTATCGTAAAAGGTGATGCTGTTCAAGCATACAGAAATTACTATCATACAGCAAAACCGTTTGCTAAATGGGATTGGGGAAGATCAGCTCCTGATTGGTGGAAAGGATATCAAGGTGCCTAAGTATACAGTAAAGCCTCTAGAAGAAGGTGACGAGTACGAAATAGATATTAAGTCAGATGAATTGCAGGCTTATCTTAAAGAACACAATTGTATTAAAGTTCTTACGTTTCCAAATATTGTTTCTGGTCAAGGAAGCTTATTGTCAAAGACTGACAATGGCTGGAAAGATAATCTCGCTAGAATTAAAGCAAATTCTGGTAGAGGTAACACAATAAAAACATAGGAATAATCAATGAATACATTTTTTATAGTAGTAACATTTGTAATGGCATCAGCTAATCAGCTTGATAGACCATTATTTGTATTTGCTAAACCTAATTTTGATGAGTATATGCAATGTTGGAATTACGTACAAGCAAATAACATGAATATATATAGAACTGCAGCTAATGAATATAACTTTAAACATAAGCCTGAAGCTATATTTTGTATTAACCAAGAAGCAATAAAGGAAATATTTAATTATAATGCACCAACAATTGAAAAGAAAAATATTTAGCCATGACACGATTGATATTGGTTATCAAGACCTGGATGCTACAACTACAAAATCAGGCAGAACTTATAATACTCCTGATGGTAAGTCTTATCCTAGTATCACAACAGTTCTAAGCATACTTAGTGAAGATGCTATAAGAGCTTGGCGCGAACGTGTAGGTGCAGAACAAGCTGATGCGATTAGTGGCAAAGCATCTAGGCGTGGTACAAAGGTTCATAGCATTTTAGAAAAGTATTTAAATAATGAAGATACTACAAAAGAATTACCGCACATCAGACAAAGTCTCGCAAATCTCAAACCTATACTTGATGAAAGTATTGGAACGATATTCGGTCTCGAGGTGCCTTTATTTAGTCATCATTTACAATTAGCCGGAAGATGCGATTGCGTCGCACAGTTTAATGGCGTACCCTCAATAATTGATTTTAAAACTTCTAAATATATTAAGAAGAAAGAAAGAATCACAAACTATTTCGCGCAAGGTGCAGCATATGCCATCATGTACGAAGAAAGAACGGGAATGAAAATACCCAATATAGTAATTATAATGGATGTTGATCATGAAAAACCGTGTGTGTTCGTAGAACACAGAGATAACTGGACTAAACTATTAGAGGATACGATTGATGAATATAGAAAACGAAAGATGTTTGGACACTAATATGCCACTAGGGTTAACAATGATTGTTCAACTAAGATATGAGTTTGAAGAACTCACTAAAAGCTATAATATGAAAGTATCTGGTTCAGATATAAATACAATAGAATGGTTTATTGAAAATGGCCACAGGTCAAATTCACTTCGTAATGGATTTAATGATGCATTAACAATAGCGAAGATAATAAAGGAGTTCTATAATGGCCGAAGAAACGAAACAACCGGGCTTTCATCCCGCTGATACTAATGGTGATGGCATTGTAACTGACGAAGAACAGTCAATGTATTTGGAGTTTAAAAGAAAAGAAATGGAAGACGCAGACGCACAAAGAGATGCTATTAGAAAAATGGCATGGTTTGCTTTATTTGGATTATTATTATATCCATTTGGAATATTTCTAACTTCCTTACTCGGATTATCTGAAGCCGCGGGATTAATTGCTGATATTGCTCCAACATATTTTGCATCAATTGCTGTTTTAGTTTCAGCATTCTTTGGCGCTGATGCACTAAAAGGTAAAGCAAGTAAACCAGCAAAAAAATAAAATAAAAGGATTTTGTTATGAAAAGATTAATCTATCAAGTTTACACTGGAAAACCCTCGAAGCTGTACGATCACTGTACAGCTTCGGTTAAAGCATATGCTGAAAGAATCAACAAAGAAGAAAATCCTAAAAATAGTGTAGAATACATTATTCAAACTCAACCTATAATGAAAATTAAACCTGACGTATTTGCTACAAATCGTAGTAAAGAGTCATATGAAAAATATGGAGGGTTTTTACCAATATATGAAAAAGAAAATGCATTTGATTATTGGAGCAACTATGATCAAATTTGTATCATTGACGCTGATATCTGGGTGCGTCCTAACTCACCAAACATCTTCCATGAATTGGACGTTTTCGGTGGAACCACCGAATTTGCTGGAGTTGTGGAAAGATTGGCGCCAATCGAACCGTGGTATAAACAAAAATTAGCTGGATATAGTAGGATGCAGTATTCTCAACTCACTGGTGTTGATTGGGAGTGGAATCAAGATGGTGCGTTATTTTATAATATGGGTCTTATGCTTATGGATAGAAATATTGTAAAATACCTTAAAGGCCAAACTGGAAAAGAGTTTATACAAAGACCAGAATTTAAAGATTTTGTAGATGGAATTGGCGCATGGAAATGGAGTACAGATCAAACCTTATTGAACTATTGGGTTAAGAAAGAAAAAATGGTCCAAACATATCTTAATTGGAAATGGAATGCATTATATACAGCAATTCCAATTGAAAAAGTTAAAGAAGCTTATTTTGTACATTTCTTTCTTAAAGATAAATTACCAAACGGTGGTGAAAACGTAGATGAATTAATGGAGATTGTTCAATGAAAATACAAATTGAAATAAGTATGGCTGAATACATAGATAGGTATTCAATATTATTAATAAAGCAAAATAACGAATTAGATGTTTCGAAAGAAATGAGCCAATATGAAAGCCTTGATTTGGAATATCCAGGATTTGATTATTATCTAAGCATTATGATATCAATTAATGAACAATTATGGGATCTAGAAGATCTTAAAAGAAAAGGCGTAGAAAGATTTAGTAAAGAAGAATCTGATACTGCATTTCTTATTACTCAAATAAATGATTTAAGACATGAAACCAAAAAACGTATTGATACGTTCTTTGGAAGTAATTTTACAGAGAAGAAAAGTCATTGAAACATATAGCGTTAAGATCTAAAAGTGTAAGAAGCGGTGATAGACCTTATACCACTCCTGGATTAGGTGACAGATCTCACAGTTTATTATTAGCATATCAATATGGAAAAGCACATAATACTCCTGTAACGATTCATATTACCGATGATAAGTGGAGTGTTGCCGGTGGTGTGCCTTCTGCTAAAAAGAAAAAATCATGGATAGAGCTTATGAGTCTATTTCCAGCTGGTGCAGTTTATTTAGAACCACATCCTGTTGAAAATTTACCAGAAGTTGATTGGATTAAATACTTAAAAGCCAAAGCCATTGACGC